GAGGAAAACTAAATGGCATCGGAAGTATTGACTCCTCGATCTATTGCTGGACTAACTCCTGGTAGGGTACAAGAGCGTAGTCCATGGCTTAACATGATGGTGTATGCTCTCAGTGGTTGGGGAAAGACTACGCTAGCAGGGTCTGCATCTGTTGTAGATGGAATGGCTCCCGTATTAGCAATTGATGCGGAAGGAGGGAGCGAATCACTTAGACATTCTTACCCAGATGTTGAGTTCATTCGCATTACTAATTGGGAACAATCTGTAGAAGTTTACAGTGACATTTTCGATCAGGTCTCTAGAAGCGTATTTCCATATAATACAATCATCGTCGATTCAATGAATGAATGCCAAAAATATGGAATGAACTCGATAATGAAAAAGGTTGTAAAAAAGGCAGAAGAAAAGGGTGAGGAGAGGGACGAAGAAGTTCCAAGTAAGCGTGAATATCTTATCAACTTGGAGCAAATGCGTCGGTTCACTAGAGGTTACAGAGACTTAGAAGTCCATACAATTTTCACTTGCCTATGTGCCTCCTACAGAGACGAAATGACAGGGAAGGTGAACAATCAGCCACTACTTACTGGAAAGTTTCAGGCCGAAGTTCCAGCCCTTATTGATGAGGTCTGGTATGGATACAAACGAGAGATAGGTGATGGGGACAAGAAAAAGATGACACGTATTCTCCTCACGGATGCAACAGACACTACAGTTGCTAAGTCCAGAAATGGTACCTTACCACAAACAATACTTGAACCTACAATGACGGACCTATTCAAGTATCTAACATCATCAGGAGCGAAGAAAAATGGCTGACGGTCAAATCAAGGTTAATTTCTCCACCGAGGAAGTTGAAAGCGAAACCCGAGCCTTTTTGGCTATGCCTCCGGGGTTCTATACCTGCAACATCATTAAGGTCGAGGATGCATCAGTGCAGACCAACGACAAGGGTAACTTCGGAAAGCCATTCTGGAAGGTTACTCTTGTTGTTCAGGAAGGTAAGTTTGCCAAGCGCTGGCTGTTCACTAACATCATGCTTTTCGAGGGAGCCCTGCACACCGCATCGCAGCTTCTAAAGTCTGTTGGAATGGGTGACCTTATCAAGAAGGGTATCATTCCTAACGGACGGGTTCTGCTTGGTAAGACTGTAGAAGTTAACGTCAGTCGCAAGCATGACAAGAATGCGGAAAGAGAATTGCGCGAGCTTGGAGACAACTCTCCTGTTTTCAAGAACGAGGTTAACGGATTCCGCGCTGTGGGCTCTGGGGATAGCAAAGAGAGTGGCGGAGGCAGTATTCTTCCATAATTAGTGTGGGTAATGAGGGTCTGGATAGCGAGGTAAGAATCTGTACTAGAGCGCTGGCTAGTTGGGCGCAGACTTGATTGTCTGGTACAGATAACCCTCATAACAAAGGGCAAGGACATAATGTGGAAGCCATTGCATTGGGCACTGAGACGGACCAAAAGAGAGAGTACTTCTTTGGGCTCCTATTTGGTCCAGCAACTGGAATAATTTGTATTGCATTTAAATCTTTAAATGGCAATAAGTTCTCAGAGGAATTCTACAGATACCCGGATGACTTGCCTGTAATTACTAAGAGGATAAATCAAGAAATACATGGCAGCAACATTTATTTTTGTTCGCAGCTTCTATTAGAAGAAAAGCGAATAAAGGAAACTGTCGGGTACACTACCAATGTTTGGGCGGACCTAGACTCATGCCCGCCAGAGAGAATGCTAATTCCGCCTTCAATTGTTCTTGAAACTTCCTCTGGCAATTATCAGGCATTCTGGGTAATGGATAAGACAGTCTATGATCCAGATGATATAGAAGAATTATCACGTCGAATTTCCTATAGACACAAAGAGGAGGGCGCAGATAACGGATGGGCGTTAACTAAGCTACTAAGAATCCCATTCACTTATAACTTTAAGTACGAGCATCCACAAATAGTTAAGACATTAAAAGTATCCAAGCAGACGTTTAAGCTTGAAGATTTTGAAGTCTATCCGACAACAGAAGAATACATCAAAGTCGATTTGCCGTTACCAGAAGTCGATAAGACTCTATCGGCAGAAGATATATTAGAGGCTAAGAATAACAATGTTAGTCCATTAATATGGGCGCTATTTAGCGAAACTCCAATGGAGGGCGTAGATTGGAGTAAGCGTTTATGGCGTCTATTAATGCTACTGCATGAAAGCGGATTCACAAGCGAAGAAGTTTACGTAATTGCCAGGAATGCGGCATGCAATAAGTATGCACGCGATGGGCGACCCACTGTCCAATTATGGAAAGATGTTGTTAGATCAAAAGTAAAGGCGCAGCTTTCAGCTAAAATGTTAGCTGATCCAAGTCAAAATCCTACATTCCTTTTAACTGACGAAGAGCGCGTATTACTTGAATCTAGCCCGCCAACCTTCATAGAAAGATATCTTAGTTGGGCTACCGATCTAACAGATGCCGCACCAGCATACCACCAAGCAGGAGCTATTGTAGCTCTATCAGCAGTCATATCTGGTAGCGTTAAGTTACCAACCAGTTATGGAACTATAATACCTAATATATGGGTAATGATTCTTGGTAACACTACTATTACAAGAAAAACTTCAACTATGGATTTGGCAATGGATTTGCTAAATGATATAGATGAAGAATTTGTATTAGCTACTGACGGATCAATTGAGGGACTTCTTACATCATTATCAACAAGGCCTGGGAGATCAAGTATTTTCCTTAGAGACGAATTCTCTGGCCTACTTGAGCAAATGGTAAAGAAAGATTACATGTCAGGAATGGCAGAGCTACTTACCAAACTTTACGATTGTAAGATGCAAAAGCGGGTTCTTAAAAGTGGAACAGTTGAAGTCAAACAACCAAGACTAATAATTTATGCTGGTGGAATTAAGAACAATGTAACTTCCATATTAAGCAGTGACCATATTAGCTCAGGCTTCGTTCCACGATTTATATTCATCACTGCTGGGAACGATTTATCTCGACTTAGGCCGATCGGGCCCCCAACTCCTATAAATTTAGATGCGCGAACCAAGATTCTCATGGAACTACAAAATCTTTATGACCATTACAATAGATCGCAGCAGATTTTAATATCAGTAGGCGGATCTACAACTACTGCAACACAAAAAGTTGAGTATTCTGCAACAATGACAGAACAGGCATGGTTTAGATACAACCAAATAGAAATCAAAATGGTGCATGAGGGAGTAGAGAGTGAAGATCCCGATATAACTGTACCAATGAATGATCGTTTAAGTAAATCAATACTCAAAGTAGCATTATTGATAGCAGCGTCTAGGCAAATAGGCGATGAAATAGTTGTTGAAGAAATCGACATATTAAGGGCAGCCAAATATGGAGAAGAGTGGACAGCGCACGCAAAACTTATATGTGAAAACATTGGCAAAGGAACAAACGAACGACTACTTGATAGAATTATGCGGAAGGTAAGCAAGTATCCAAGTGGAATAAAGAAGAGCCAGCTTATGCAACACATGCATTTATCAGCCAAAGATGCTGCATACATCTTGGAAACTTTAAAACAAAGGGATCAAATTGTGATTTCTGAAACCGGCCGCGGGACGGTAATCACATCATCCCAAGTTATAATGAGAAGTAAGGAATCATAATGGATTACTATTACGAAGATGTAAAAAAATACTTAGAAAAAATGATACTGGATCAGGCACCAGTTTGGGAGGAAAAGTTTCCATCAGGTACTGGAATTGTTTGCAGTGTCAAGGATGCGGCCGCTGTAGTTGCTAAGTGGTATACAGAGGCAGGCCAAACATGAGCCAAATCAAAGACTTTCTAGGTTTAAAAGAGGGCGAAACTGCGTGGGAAGGATTTCAGGATGACGAAGTAATCATCCAATGCAAGTGTCCACATTGTGATAAGGGACTAATATACGCTCCAGTAAGATATTGTGGATTCTGTCATGGCGATGGATACTTAACTAGACGGATTTCCACCGACCAACCACCTGTGGAGGTTCTGGATGCGGACGAATAACATGGAATTAATCAAGGATTGAATCTCAGCTCTGGCCCATACTGAGGTACCTACCCAAGATCAACAGGCGCCAGGCTCGCGGCTGGACGGCACCACGTCGATCCTGCGGGCCTGCCGACCGAGTGCTCGATCGAACGGAGCTATAAATGGCTACAAAACCTCCATCTGAATTATGGGAGCTTTCAATAATAGCACAACGTAATTCGTTGCGTTGGTTCCCGGATGACACAGCTACTAGCCTATCTCATATGACTCTTGCTTTATGCGGAGAGGTAGGAGCACTGGCTAATATTATGAAGTTGATAGATCGGGGCGAAATTAATCCCAATGACGCTCATGCTCATTTCGATATGGTTATGAGATTAGCTGATGTATTCGTATATGTATTGAATATTGCAGCGTTGTTGAAGTGTGATTTACTACGAGCTTATGAACAAAAGACGATAGAGAATGAAAAGAGATTTGCAGATAGTAGAGAAAAGCAAGTCCAGCAAATAGGGTGGATTAGTATAATAGGCGATGAGCGATGAAGCCTAGCTATCTTATTTCTAAGAGACTCGGATTTCGTATTGTTGGAGAACGTATTGAGTTCTTAACATTTGGTACTAGTCCGACTGGACAGGAGAAAATAACTGTTAGAGCTACACAGCCTGTTGGTTCATGGGCTAAAGATTTATGGGACGAATGTATTGTACTGCAAATAGCCTTGGAGAGTAAGTGACAAACGTTTATTATGTAGCTGGAGTAGTTGGAGATACAGAATCTTCCAAATCAAATCCTCATGGTAGAATAGAGGAACATGAAGATACACTTCCCGATAACGAAGTCCATAATGGGATTATTGGAGTTGATTTTCATACTTATGGAGATTCATTAACTAGTGCATTTTTACAAGTTTATGGATTAGATGAAACAGAAGTTACAAAGAAATGGTACCATATAGCCAGAACAGCAAATGTTTGTCTATCAGCTTGGTGGGAAACTATTCCAACTAAGCTAGGTGTAGATTCATTTAGGAGCGAACAGTGAGTCAAGAGTCAAAACCTCCACAGGGCGATTAGTCGTGACACACGGACAAATAACATTGGTCATTTGGTTCGGATTTATATTACTGGTTCTTCTTATGGGCTTTATTGTCGAATGGAGTAAGAGAAAGTGACACGTAGAATCTTCCGATATGAAATTAAAGTAGATAACGATTGGCACGAGTTTAAATTTGGCGGAGACGTATTACATGTTAACTCTCCTGGTCCAGAAGTAGTTGAATTTTGGACAACCAATAGGGGAGACGATACCGATAAGGCACCTAGACTATTGAAAGTATTTGGTACAGGGCAAACACTAGAAATACCAGATGGTTACCAAACGGTATCGTATTGTGGTACTACAATATGTCCAATTCATTATCCACTTAGTCGTTCAGTTTGGCACCTATATGAGGCGGAGCCAAAATACTGATGAACAATAACCAAGCCGCTTTGATTGCAGCAGCTACAGCTAACTCCAATGCAGGCCATTATACTCCACCTATGGATATAATTAATTATTCAATGAAGTTCAAGAAATGGCTTGATGAGCAAGACAGATTGAATGTAGAAAATCTTACAAGTCCTGTAATAGTTGACGATGAAATAAAATCTGAGCATCTATCATGAGCGCGCCTGAAGGTTGGGATGAAATACCAGAAGAGGCTAGAAATATGGCGAAGGCTTTCAGAGACATATATGTCGCATTCCTAATTGTAGGATTTACTTCTAAAGAGGCTTCCACAATCATCGCTAAAATGTGGGCAGAAGCAGGATCTAATATTACCGAACAAGGATCTGTAGGAGAGGATAATTAAAATGTCTTATGATCACATTGAGATAGTATATGTTCACTCACATGATTGCAGTCGTAGTAATCAAGAGTATGTCTATAGGCCAAATTGTTATAATGGGGTAGCGCACATTGAGAAAGTTGTATGTATAGAAACTGGAATTGGACTTGAGCTAAAAACAGAAAGTACGTATTAATATGCCATCATTTTTGACGGTAAAAGACGTCATTAAGACCGTAGGATGCCCAACATGTGGAGTCGCTATAGACAAACCATGTTTAGATCCTAATGGCAAAGAACGAAAGAAAACTCATAACGACAGATTCGTTCAAGCTAGAAATACGTTGTCAATAAAATCCCCACATACATTTCACTAGGAGTAGTTATGGCGTTTGAATTTCAAAAAGATTATGATGGATCACTAAGTCTGAAATCGGCTGTATATCAGGCTATAGGTGCAGCTTCTACGTGCTGGGAAAGTCTGGAAAATACGGGTGTATTTCAAGATGATTATGCAAGGGAGATTGCAGAAGCATTACTTAACAAGATAGAACAGGCTACTAGAACAGAGTTCGAATGAAAGATGGATTATACCAAGTTACTACATCTTACCTCTGCGCAGGATTCATAGTTAAAAATGGTATGGTAGTTGAATGTGCTCCAATCTTGCGTAAGAAAATGTCCTATTGGAAAACAATAGCGAAGTGGATCAATGATTAATAGAGAACTTAAGATGGGGATATACAAGCATTACAAAGGCCCATTATACCAAGTACTTGGACTAGCACATGACGCTAACTACCCGGATAGAACATGTGTAATTTATATTGGACTAGAACTAGATGGAGCGCATTTAGGTCCACGCTTAGCTGTTAGAACATTAGAAGATTTCCGATCGGTAGTTGAAGATAAGGAACTTCCTGAAACTGTACTTGCAGATGGTAGAAGAGGCAATTATGAAATTAGATTTAGATATTTAGGTCCACAGCTGGAACAATGGATGCTATGATAATTATATTGGCATTTGCAATCAGCGTACTATCAATTATAGTAAGTACGGTATCTATTATCTTGGGATTGTTGGCCGCCAAACGTAACGGTGATTGGCCCTATGGTTAAAAGAAAACACCCACAGGCGGTTTGTGAGGCGTGCCCTCTATTTGAATATGGAGAGTACGTTCCTAGCTGCGGCCCGGCTAAAGCAACGCTAGCTATAGTTGGTGAAGCGCCTGGCGTTAATGAGTCCAGAATAGGTAAACCCTTCGTAGGGCAGAGTGGCAAATTAGTTGACGTATTACTCAAACATAATGGAATAGAACGGGATAAAACCTTTCTAACGAATGCCTGTTTATGCCGCGAACCTTCTGGCGATAACCCGCCCAAAGATGCAATAGCAGCTTGCAAACCTAGACTTGAATCGGAATTGGATGGGCATGAAATTAAAACTGTTGTGGCAATGGGCAACTACGCAGCGGAAGCAGTACTTGGAAAGAATGGAATTACTAAGTTACGTATTGGTCCACCAAAAGAAGCAAAAGGAAGAAAGGTTATATGCACAATCCATCCAGCAGCAGCGCTTAGAGCCCCAGATAACTTCCCATTTATCTTAAAAGATTTCTCCAAAATAAATGGAAAACAGGTAACTTGGATTCCTCCGCAGTTCGTAGTTGCAGAGACTGTATCTCAGGCATTAGAGTTTCTGCATCAGATTGATAACAGAAATCCAAAGCGACTTGTTATAGATATTGAAGTAGGAATTGAAAAGGACCAAGAGTTCGGGCATGCCAATGAACACGATATGCTATGTGTTGGTATTGCATATGACAAAGCTAAGGTACTTGTACTATCAGAAGAGGTAATGCGGTCGGATGCTGTACTGGATAGGCTAGCTCAGTTACTAAATAAATATCCAGTTGGGGCGCAGAATGGAAAGTTCGACTGTGCAGGTTTGTATATTCATTGCGGTCCTATAAGGCTTTCCTACGATTCAATGCTTGATTCTTATGTCTTGGATGAGAGGCCGGGCATACATGATCTAGAGCAAATGGGAGTTGAGGAATTAGGAACTCCAAGTTGGAAGCAGGTACTAAATCAATATAAGAAGCCAGGTGAATCCTACGCAGTAATACCAAGATATGTATTGTATAAGTACAATGCCTATGACTGCTCAGTAACATGGGATTTAATTGAACTATTCCTATCTCGTATGGATAAGCAAGAATACAAAGATACATTTTACTTGCTTCAAGGTAAGATGGTTCCGGGCAAGAGACTTCGTGATGTTCAAGACTTCCTCTGTGAAGTTTCTAATGAATTAATGTTTGTAGAATTAGCTGGAATGGCCGTTGACCCAGATTATATTGATGAGTTATCATTCAAGCTTCAAAGACAAATAGCTATTCTAGAAAAGAGCATTAATGAAATATTACCATGGGTTAAGGACGAAGAGGGTTTTCCAGAGCAGAAGCAATATGATAAAAAGATGGAAGGGGTTAATCCACGGAGCCCAAAGCAGTTGCTTCAAGTATTCAAGGACTTTGGGATTTATACTCAATCTACAGATGCAGATACATGCAAAAGAATTATAGAAGTTAAAGGGCCGGATTCTCCAATTGGAAAATTCTGCGTTAAGTTATTAGAGCATAGAGGAGAGTCTAAAAATTATGGAACCTATGTCGAAGGAACCAGAAAGCGTATCCTTGCTGGTACCGACAGAGTTTATACAAGCTTTCTCCTACACGGAACCACTGAGGGGAGACTTAGTTCTAGGAATCCTAATCTCCAGAACATTCCTAGAAAGTCTGCCATCAGACGACTTTTTGTTCCTACAAAGGCTACAAGCATTTTTGTTCAAGGCGACTATAGCCAAGCTGAACTTAGAATACTATGCTGGCTCGCCGGAGATACTTACTTCACTCCAATTTTCAATGAAGGATTGAGAGACGTATTTGACGAGTTATCTGAGAACGTTCTATTCCCTCAGTATCCAAAGAAGATAGACGAATCTAGATTCTTAGAAATTTCACAGACAGACGCATTCAAAAACCTCGTCCAAGAGTGGGATTCCTTAATTTGGCAAATAGCTTACAAGGAATTTTTCAAGCAGGTTCGTTCCAAATGGGTTAAGCCATTTGTTTATGGACTAGCCTACGGGCGAACCGAATATGGTATTGCAGGAGACATTGAAATTGGATTAAGCGTAGATGAAGCACGAGTAATTATGAATAAGTTCATGGCTGTTATTCCAGAGATTGTTCAATGGCAAAAGGATATTAAAAAGATCATTGAAAAAGGTAACGATCTAGTTACTCCATTTGGCAGGCACCGTAGATTCCATCTACTAACCAAGCAGAATTATGAAGATGTAATGAAATCGGGGCTAGCATTCGTTCCAGCTTCTACTTCTAGTGATGTTTGCCTTAGAGCGTTCACTAGGATTAGGCCAGAGCTTGCAAAGAAAAAACTTGCAGTAGTTCGTAATCTAGTACATGATAGCATTATCGCAGAATGCAATGAAAACGATGCAGAAGAGGTAGGCCAGATAATGAAGCGTCACATGATCGACTCAGCGCATGAGTTAGTTGGGGATTTTATTAAATTTGCAGTTGATATTGAAACAGGACATAGTTGGGGCGACCTATCATGAACCTAAATGAAACAGACGAATTCGATAGAGAAACAGCAGTAACAGATTCTCTTCCATATGCAATGCATCTAAACCATGACGATTGGAGGAGTAGAGCAAAAGCATTAATAGAAGGACTTAGACTTAGAGGATACGAGATTGTAAGAGTAGTTAATTACGAAAAATATACAGGAGAATAACATGGCGACGATTTCTATTACGGTTCCAGATACTTTAGTACCGAGAATAGTTACTGCAATGCGAGCTAAGTTTCCACAGTACTCTGATCTTACAGATGGTGCCTGCTTCAAACAAATTACGGCAGATTATTGGCGCGGGGTTTTAATTAATTATGAGGCTCAGCAGGCAGAAGCAAATTTGCGCACTCAGTCTGCGACTACGCAAGCACAAACAGCAATAGACGCCGGAGGAATAGGTTGAAGACACATGAGTAAATCTTTAGCACAGATGCAGGAAGAGGTTTACAAAAATAACCTAGATCATGGATGGTTCGATGGAGATCGTCCATTAAGCGAAGATTTAATGTTAATAACTACAGAAGTAGGAGAAGCATACGAAGCCTATAGAAAGTATGGATTAGTAAATCTAACAGATAAACAAACTGGAAAGCCAGAAGATGTTGGAAGTGAACTTGCAGATGTTTTAATTCGTCTACTTGATACATGCCACCGGTATGGTTATAATTTAGAAAAAGAGTATGAAAGAAAAATGACTTACAATAGGACTCGCCCCTATCGGCACGGAAACAGGCTAGCATGAAAATATACGTAGCTACAGTGGCAAGTATATTGTTATTGTCTAGTTGTGCTACAGGGAGTGGAGTAATTAATAGTCCACTACCTTCAATAACTCAATCACCTACTACATCAGACACAGGTATTTTACAAAACAAAAAGTTAACTCCTGGCGTAACTAATCCAAACGTAACTCAGTCTAATATACATAGTACTATTTGTGTGTCTGGCTACACTGCCACAATTCGTCCGCCGTCTAACTACACTAGCCACCTAAAACTTATGCAGCTTCAAACAGGCTACACGTTTAATGGAGACTCAAATCCAAAGGACTATGAAGAGGACCATCTAATTTCACTTGAAATAGGTGGCTCTCCTACGTCTCCATTTAATTTATGGCCGGAGCCTTATAGTTCATCAGAGGGAGCGCACGTTAAAGACAAGTTAGAGAATAAGTTACATAGGCTAGTATGCAATGGTTCAATAACTTTGTCTACAGCGCAGCATGCCATATCAGAAAACTGGTGGGCCGCATATCAAAGGTATATTAAATGAGTGCAGAAGAAGATGCAGAGAAGTGGAAAATTATATCCGAGCATTGGATTGATTACTGTAAGCTGGGTGCTAACACATTTGATTGGGACTATGATTCCAGAAGTGTTATGAAAAAACTTACTGGAGAACATCCATTTCAATGGATGAAACGTACGGATATAATAAATCATGACGTCATTTAGAATCCTTGCGTTAGACCCAGGAGGAGTAACTGGATGGGCAACATACACAGCATTGAAAATGAGAGATCCATTTACAAACGAATATGAATACCTTAACGAGGATTGGACAGGGGGACAGCTAGGAAATTTTGATGGAAAGAAATGGAAGCCAGCCAAGCACCACAATGAATTAGAAACTCTTCTTGGAATGCAACACGTCCATGATTTTACTGTAGTGTGCGAAGCATTTGATTACAGAAATGAATCTCGCTCTGGACTAGTTCTAATGTCCAGAGAGTACATAGGAGTAGTCGAAAGGTTTTGCCAAGAAAGAAACGTACCTCTTGTAATGCAGAGTGCATCTGTAGGTAAGATTACTAAGAAGGGTTTCGTTCGCAAAGAAAATCTAGAACGTTTAGGTTTATGGGTAAAAGGAGGAGGCTCCACATGGGATCACATGATGGATTCCTATGGTCACCTACTTCAATATATGATTAAGAATAACGTAAAAAAGAACGAATTACTAGAGGTTGGGTGGCCTAAGTGACACAAGAAGATGTAGACCGATATATGCGTGCAATGCATGCAATACAGTCTGGCGTTGCCATGGAAATGAATTGGAATACTCAACCGACTAGTCCAAAACATCTTAGAGTCGGTATTAATGCAATGTTGGTTGATACAGGAGCTATGGCGCAATTACTTATTGCTAAAGGAGTTATAACTGAGGATGAATATGAAAAAGCATTAGCAGATATGGCCGAGTTAGAAGTTAAGAGATACGAAGAACTAATTAGAGAACATTATGGAACCAATGGACCAAATATCACGTTAGGATAGCAAACATGGCTAAGATATTTGTAGTTGCAGGTAATATGTACGAGCCCAAGGAATGGGCAAGGAAGTATTTAATTCCAATTAAGGATGTTGTTTACGTCTCCAGTCCAAATGTATTAAGAGGCATTAGTGACCCTATAGTTGCATATGTAGGTACCTATGCAAGCCGCAAGGACTTAATCGAAATAGCTAATATAGTAAGGCTAGCAAGGGCTATAAAGAAATGACAATAACTAATGAACCATACGATCCAAGAAATTATCTGTCACAACGTAGAGAAGTACGTGTAGAAATCGAAGGTGCATCAGTTGGCCCAGTTATAAATATTCACGTAGAAGATCCTACTATTGAAGAGTTTCGTTCTTTACTAGATTTTGCGAAATGGTTAACTAATACCAAATAGAAAAACCATAGCCCGCCTAATACTGGGAGACATGTGGGGAATGTCAAATTAGGCGGGCTATGGCGTTTTTGGAAAACCTCCACAGGGAAGTTATAGAACGCGCCTCCGGGTCCGATAGGCACTAAAAGTTTCGATAGCAAGGAATGATAAAGCCCAGAATGCTAGACCTAATAGGAACAAGTTTACAGGCTTCCCATCCACTGTGGGGCCTTTGACAGCGAACGCCGCCATTGCAATTAAAACCGCAGCAATTAAGACACACACTGATCTAAACATCATGCCTTCTTCTTATCGACGTTAGGAATGAATCCGACTAGCCCTCCACCAGCTAACGTGGCGCCTATAACTTGCCACCATTCGTCAGAGTCGACTACTCCGTCTGTTCCTCTGGCTTTCAAATACATAGCTACGCCAGCAGCTAATGCGCCAGCGATAGCCTTAGCATATCTGAGTGTAGTGAGTACAGTTTTACTCATTATGCATTAAGCCTTGCACTGATTTCATCGGCTACTGCCTTTGCAATTCTAGGATCAAGAGTATCTGCAATTGCTGTACCCAGCACAACTGGATCAATATTGCCGCCAGTAGAAACTCCACTTATAGCAGCCAGTATGGCCTTAGCAGCAGCCACATCTTGTACCTCTCCTGCTGCAACCTGAACGGCAATCGCTTTGATTTGATCCATTACTGGATCCAGTGTGAATCCTGCATAGTTATCAAGGCCAGTGTGCTTAGTTGAGTCGAGGTCATCCGTAGTGTAAACTGCATTACTATTACCAGTAAGAGCTAACGCAACTGCTCGCGGAACTAACCGCTTGAGGACCTGGTCAGTATGCTGATTAATTGCAGTAACATCTGCTGCGCTCATGTCGTCTCCTTTTAATGTTTGTAACCATGAACCGTATGGTCTAATTAGTACGTCGTTGTAATCTACGTCTGAGAATCTTGAATCGCCTCCATGTTGGTGTAAATGGCAAAACGGTGGAGGAGAGTCAACGTCCCAGGCATTAGTCATTACATAGCACGCATTACCAAGGCCTGCTCCATGAGCGCCAGTGATGACTGAGTATTCTCCATATGTTCCTTCCACAAGGTCAAACTCTGCAAGACCGTCATGGACACCACCAATATAGTCAATAGCAAATTGTGGAAGTAGGGCATCCCCATCGTGGTCAATGTCTACATCTATAGCTGGAACTATGGCCATTCCTGCTGGAGCGCCTAATACCCTCCTAGCATAGTCGCCCCATTGTCTACCTTGAGCTAAGCCACGTGGTCGTCCACCATTAACCGCTCCAGCCTCATCTTCTCCATGCAAGCCAATATCTAGTCCATGGTTGAAAATACTATCTCGATACGCCGGAGTGAGACGTTTACCTGGCAATCCTGCTTCGGCTATGTCAGAGCATACGTATTTGAATATAGCCTCATATCCAGCGTTCTTTACATCAGTAAGATTCGGCGTTGCTTGTGAATAATCTAGTAATTTTCCAATAGCCATTATGGATCCATTCTTCGAACTGTGTATAAGAAAATGTAGTATTTATGGGTTGCTCCTTGCATTATGGCTGAGTAATTCAAATCATGGGCTAATCTGCGTGCTCCCATTCGAGTTACTGTGGTAACTGCCTTAGTAATCCTTAGTTTTGTATAGGGGGTAGCTTGCATGATGTGAACAACTTTCCATCTTTTTCTCATCATCCCATCCTACATATAGTATAAAGATTTCGTATGTTATTCATTGTCCACCCAGTACTAGTTCCAATAGTGAGTGACAATGTATCTCCGGCTAAGAAGTAATCCTGCAATGTGACGCACATATCTACTGCGTTTCCAGAAAGATATGAACGCTGCTCAATTGCAAGAATAGTTCCGCTTTTAATAAACTGGAGACCAACAGTAGCATTAACTCCTAGAGTGGCATTAGAAGCGTAACTGACAGTATGAATATAGATTCCTGGGCGTGGACATGTCCACAGTCCAGTACCAGTATTATATGCGCTTCCACTGTCCGAAAGTAGTGGCGCATTAGGATCAGAATCGGGAAATATTGGTGTAGTACCATTAGCTATTACCTGAGTGGCTACTGATCTAATATGCTTCTCAAAATATCCACCAGTTAGTCCAGTATCAGATGGGCTATAATTGGTGCGTACTCCAGCAGGGTATGAATTACCATATATGTCAACGCCGCCCACACCGGAAATAGATAATACTAATGTACGGGTTCCACCATAAGTAATTTTAATTTGGCCATCTGCGCCCTTACCGCCAATAAAGCCCGTACCTTGATGCGGACCGCCTCCGCCACCTCCAGGAGCTACACCATTGTTACCATTCCCAGTAAGTGACCCTGCCCCTCCTGAGCCAGCACCATTGATTCCTACTCCGCCCG